GGACCCCTGAAACTCTATAGCACGGCCGAACAAATTATCAGAGGATATCTGCCCCTCAGAATCAGGCAGCCCTCCAAAAAACTTCTCCAGGATTGGTGTAAGAGATGATACATTTGTGAAACCCCGAAGTTTCGGTACTCCGGAGTATTTCCTCCAAACCGGCATGGAAACTGGGATTGACTGGGTTAAACACGCATCCATTCTAGTGGCTCAATCGGGTTTCGTTATGTGCTCGTAACCGCACCACTAAGTTTTTTCAAGCGCCTAATTACAAGCAAATGTCTGACAGGGCTGATGCACTAAACGTTGGTATCCGGAAGTTTGATATGAAGATGATTCCTCAGGACGCCGTCTGCGTTTTCATAGGAAGACGACGTACCGGCAAGTCCACATTGGTGCGCGACCTCCTATTTCACCATCAAGAAATGCCTCTAGGGACCGTGATTAGTGGTACAGAGGAGTCAAATCAGTTCTATAAGAAGTTGATCCCCCCGCTGTTTATCCACGGCGACTATAGCCCCGTCATTATTGCGAACTTTTGCAAACGCCAGAAGATGATTATGCAGAAAATCAACAAGGAAGTGGAGGCTTACGGGCAAGCGAAGACAGACCCCCGAAGCTTCTTGATTATGGACGACTGTCTATACGACGACAGTTGGCTACACGATCGTAATATCCGGTACTTGTTCTTGAACGGGCGCTGGCTGAAGGTGTTTTTCATCATTACTATGCAATATCCTCTCGGTATCCCTCCTATGCTTCGTACAAACGTGGATTACTGCTTCATTTTGCGAGAGCCGTACGTGACAAACAGAAAACGCATCTTTGAGAACTTCGGCAGCGCATTCCCGAGCTTTGAATTTTTCTGTCAAGTGATGGACCAATGTACGCAGAATTATGAGTGCATTGTGATGAACAATAACTCGCAGTCCAATAAACTGGAGGATACTGTATTTTGGTACAAGGCAGAGATGCACGGTGAATTCCGCATAGGGGCGACCGAGTTCTGGAATCACGCAATGGCAAATTACAAGGAAAAGGACGGGGAGGAAGGAAATGAGTACGATGCCAATGCCGCAAAGCGCTTGAAGGGGCCGCAGATTCAAGTAAGGAAATATCCCAACCAATAAGCTTTTCACTTCTTAGATGGCGAAGACAGACGAGTGGAAGGATCTTGGATACACACTTGCCCTTATGTTTGTACTCGGACTCTTATTGATATTCCTACAGAAGCCAATATCCGAGGGATTTACCAGCAAAGATACAGCTGCAAGATGCGGTGTGGACATGCCCCCTTGCTCTGGGCATTTGAAGTGCGTGAATGGATTCTGTGCTGCGACGGAACCCAGGGCAGCGTATGAGAAGAATCCGGTGCCCCTGCAGCCCCAGGGTTATTCCGTACCCTACCTCTAACACGAATTAAATAAGTATAATTATAACAGAATGGCACGGCTTACTATAAAGAGCGGCACATGGTATGTACTGCTCTCTTTAGTTGTTTTACTCGCGTTGCTTCCTATACTAAAGGGAACGAGTCCCTCATACTTCCCGACGCAGGGGTTCGTCAATATGTGTAATACCCCTTGCGCGGAGGGACAGTTCTGCGCTGGTGAGAATAAGTGCTTACCCGTAGGCACCCGTTATCCGAATGCGGTCCCCACGGGAAATGAGTAAGCCCCCTCTTACTCCTTCTCCATCTTTCTAGCAATAGCCAGGTCTGCAGGTCCAGAAAAGAGGCCGTCGTAGCTGCTCATTCCCTCAGGCTCCTTTGTAGCTGCGACAGCCTCTACCGTGGAAGTGAGAGTCACCTCAGGAGCCACTTCTGCCGCAGTGCGCGTCTTCGCAGCCCCAATACGCGACTTCTTTTGCTCATTGTAAAAGACGTCACGGTTGTCCTCATTCTCCCGGTACTTCTTCATGAGAGTATTCAGTTCTTCGTTCGCATACTCCTGGTCACCGACCTTGTTGGGGTCCGGCTCCCACGCCATCCACTTACCTACATGCCCCATGTAAATGTTGAAGGAAGGGTCCGTCTTCTGCAGACGCTTTGCCTTTGCGGAAGCCTCCCCCTCAGAGGAAAATACGCCACGCACCTTGATCCCCCGCATCGTCGTGCGGAACTCATTCAGCTTGAAGAACTCCTCCTCTAACTTCTGCCCGTGTGCGTAAATGAAAGTGTCATACTCCTCCTGTAGCTTCGTCTCGGTCAGCTCACGCATGTTCTTACGGGTGTACTGCTGGAACTCCTCAACAAGAGTATCAACACGGAGGAGGTTCTTGCGAATCTCCGATGCGCCACTCCCCTCTGCCCCCTCCTCCGGCTTCTCCAACTCACCGGCAATCGCCTCCAGCTTATTGTTCAGGGAACTCACTTGCTCCGCTAGCCAGGCCTCCAGCTTCGTTGTGCGCCACTGCAACTCATAATTGTTCATGAAATTCTTGAAAAGGAATACATCCTTGTTAGCCAGGATCTTTTCCGGGCTGAGAAAACTTAGAAGTACTATCTTCTGGCTGCTAATCTCCTGATCTTCTGTCAAGTAATCTTCCTCGGGCTGGCTGGGCATTTCTGGGTTGTATGTACTTGGGCGTTTAGACCATTTGTTCATCGGGTATCCAGAAAAAAATCTAGCGAACGAATATAGACAAGATGGACGTGAACGATCTTCTTACTCGTATAATCAAGTATGTGGTGGAGGGCATTGCGGTGGCCCTGGCGCTCGTGTTCATCCCCCGGAAGCAGCTGCCCATGGATGAGATTGTGACGGTGACGATCATGGCGGCGGCCGTGTTCGCGGTGCTGGACATCTTCTCACCCTCCATCGGCGTGACGGCTCGCCAGGGCGCGGGCTTCGGCATTGGCGCGAACCTGGTTGGCTTCCCCATGCGTTAAACGATATAGTTTCTCAAAAAAGAATTGATTGCTAGCCTCATGTTGAGTCATGCAAAGAATTCTCTAGATAATGCCTTCTGCACATTGCCTCGTACATATCCGAACCGCCTACGAATATCTGTTCCGATTTCGTACCCTTCACCAATGCCGAGAAGAGCGCGGGCGTACCATCCCCGCATCGCTTACACAACGACGTCAATCTCACAACCTCATCGGCCAACGGCACAAGCCGAAGCATATCTCCGAAAGGGTCGCGATCAGAATCTCCATCTAGTCCGACAACCACTACATTCTTCTCATCCCGTTCCACAGCCGTCAGGACGAAATCATACAAATCACGGAAGAACTGCCCTTCTTCAACGACAACGAGGCGAGCATCAACGTAGTCTGGATGATCAAACATTCCCTTTAACACATTTACACCGAATGCCTCAATGCCTGCTTTATCATGCGTCATGACTTTTGCAGAAGATGCACAATCATCATAGCGTGTATCTGTAGCGCTAGTGATAACGAAGGTTTTCCAACCAATGGCCTCCGCACGGCGCACCCGTGAGATAACTGCGGAAGATTTCCCTGCGAACATTGGACCCATAATTAATGTTAGGTGCATTTTTATTGTGAATGGACTGTTTGTGATACACAACCGCAGTATCAATTTTATTTATGCACTATAAGATAGTAAATGTTTTGGTTTTGTATAGCAGCCGTCGCAACAGGGGCGCCAATATTGTTGGTCAAGAATTACATCAAGACGCACGAGTTATATTGGTTGTTTCTGGCTCTTCTTTCCTATATTGTTCTTATTATAGCATACTCATATATTCTAAAAAAGAATGATATGACTATCATATATGCACTTCTAAAAAGCGTTTCTATCTTAGGTGTCGCATTCGCAGGGTTTATCTTTTTTGATGAGAAGCTTTGTATGCGAGCGACCCTTGGAATTTTACTAGGAATTGCTTCTGTATATTTATTATCAACAGCTTCTTCCTAAATAGACCGAATATACTGCCACTGTAAGTCAGCACAGATCAACCCCCAAATCTTATCTTGATTATATAATTTATCACGGTTCTTCAGCAAGGGAAAGCACTGCAAATAATCGTCTAACTCCAGCAGTTCACAAAACTTATAGAGAACATACGAATACGATAAGAAATTACTGCGAGTCTTTGGACAGTGCTTCACGAACGAACTCTGAATTTCCTTGAACATGAACCGCAACTTCTCTTCCACTTCCCGCGACATGACTGGAGCTGTCTTTCCATTCAACCTATTCAGAATATATGGTACATGCTCATAAAAGTTCGTGTGTTTGAGTTTCTTAAGAATCTCACGAACCTTTGCAGGTTTCAGGCCCTCGGTGCTAGACACTCTCTCCTTTTTCAGCTCATCAATAATCTCTCCAAATACCTCCTCAGGAATTTCCGTACTCTCCTTTGCCTGGAACTGGGCTAGCCACTCATTAAAGTGGTTGATGCGTTTGTAAGCATAATAGGTAACTTCGCGAGGAGGATCCTTATAACTTGGCTTATCACTATCTATTAACACAAATTCCTGGTAACCACATTGGTCACAAAAGAAGAGGGCCTCGTTAATACTGAAGCTCATCTCTTTATCACAGCGCTCGCACATTCCATAGGGATCTTCAATTGTCGACGTGACCTTTGCGTGCTCTGGGTCTATTTTCTGTAGATACTTCTCTAATAATACTTCACGCCCCTCCTCGTGTGGCGCAGCACCCCTCGGTACAACAGGTTCAACAACCCCCTCATTCAGGGCAGCTAATACACTCCCTGGCTTTGCCTTGACTGTGCGTGCAGAAGAAGAAGTGCCTTGGTGTATCTTCTCCTGTAGGTCATAGTACTTGTAAAGGATATCACCAGTCTCAAAAAAATAATCATACATTGGCTTATTCTCTCGCCAATCTTCCTTCTTTTTACGAAGCACTTCATACTCGTCCTCCAGTTGCGTTTTCTCTACAACGTCCACGGATTCATCTATTCGCCTCTTCAAATCTTCTAGCTTTGCCTCAATGTTCACGGTTGTT